CCCCGACCCCGACNCCCCCGCCCCCGACCCGACCTCAATTATCCCGACCCGACTTAGACCCCGACCCCGACCTGGACCCCGACGCGGCCGGCACCGGCTCCCGACCCGACTGAAAGCAATCTCGAACATCCCGACCACGAGCTCTGATTCATTGTCCCCCGACCACAATGGCTTGACCCCCGACCCTGACCCAAGGTCCACGCCCCGAAGTCCCGACTTCACCAACTCCCGACCATGAAGCCCGTCAAACAAATATAGGTGGGGGGAAGAGAGGGGGTGTACTAAGAAGAAACTTACACCTCCCGACATGCAATATGCATAATTCCAAGCAATTTGATGGGAGGAGATATTTATTGCGTTAGTTTTCGTAATTTTAAGTTCTAACCAAAAAGGAGCACCTTCCGCACACATATGAACGTCTGGGACGCCGCCCCCATAACGGTTTTCAATCCGTGTGGTGTTCCAATGCGGGGGTATTTTCGATTTTATCCTGTTCCACAGAAGAGTCTCTGATTTTTGTGTCACTCATCACCTCATATTCCGCTTCCACAAAAGCATGTGGATGGGACTTTCTCAATTCTTGCAATCTCGATTCTATCTCTGGCCGGCTCATATTTTCGATAGCATGGAAATGATTTGTCTCACGCCTATCAGTAGTCAAGCCGCCCAAAGCAGATCTAGTTTTCTCCGCATTTATGGCCGCAGAGAATTGTCCAGCTTCTTCCGCACTCATGGAAAGTTCACGAAACCGTTTCAGTTGTCCCATAAGCGTAACGCCGTATCTGCGTTCACGATCTTCTCTTAATTCAGTTATGTATTCGGAGACGTGTGGGAAAGTGCTGGCATCTAAAAGTTTGTGCGCCTGGATTCGAGCATTGCCATCTTTGTCGGCGTAGCCGGCCAAACGAGCGCATTCCGCATTTGAGCGAGTTCCATCCACAAAATTCTGGGCGAACTCACGCTGCCGGTTGGTTAATTTCCGTCCATGGGATTCTTCAATCTCTTTGGCCTTAGTCTCGAGGCGTTTTTTCATATTCCATACTTCTCTTATCTGCCCGTTACCTTTTACTATATACCAGCGATTTCAAAAAAATAAAAATAAAAACCATTTCTGAAATCCACCAACGGTTAGAAAAGTGTAACGATAGTGCTGTTTTTGTAACGAACTGTAACGAGTAGTGTAACGAGTGATATGTATGTATTTCAGTACGTTAATCCCTGTTTCACGGTCCTAGTTACACTTTTACACTTTTTTTCGTCTAAAATTTGTTTTTCAAAACCTTTTTTTCAAATCAGCCCTATACATGGGACGGCGGCAATTTGACAGTGGTCCATGTAACATGCTAATTTACCCATCGTTTTGTTGTTCACTTAGAAAGGAAGAAAGTCATGGAGAGAATTACCAGGTTTGACAAGCCCGCTTTGGGACTCCTTCGCCCTGAGATTGACAAGTCTCTTGCAGAACTGGGCGAGAGGTTCGGCATCACTTTGAAGATTGGCAACATCCGTTATGATGATGACACATTCACGAGCAAGATAGAAGCGTCGGTGGTTGGTGCTGATTTGAAGGCGAATGATTGGTCCAGATATTTCTGGCGGTTTGGCATGGAAAAGGATTGGCTTGGTCGGACGATTGAGTATTGTGGTCATGATTACAAGATTGTTGGTCTGAAACCCCGCGCTCGCAAGAACCAGATTCTGATTGAGCGGGAAGGTAGAACCTATCGGATAGACGCTGCCCTGATTCGCTTGAAGATGGGTGCTGAGAAAGAGGTGGCGTGATGAGGAACCAAGTCATCTCCTTATACGACCTCACGGGCGAAGCACTTCGCCCGTGGGCAGAGGCTGGATATGAGTGTTTCGCTTACGACATTCAGCATGATGGCAAGCGGACTGAAGATGGCATCACCTACGTTCATGCCGATCTTTATGATTACGCCACGCTTCTGGCTTTGATATCCACTCACACCGACAAGGCATGTTTCATGTCGGCGTTTCCGCCTTGCACCGACCTTGCGGTCAGTGGTGCCATGTGGTGGAAGAAGAAGGCGATAGCCAATCCTGACTTCCAGACTGAGGCGGCTGGCCATGTCCAGAAATGTCATTGGGTAGGCACCGCTCTGGATTGTCCCTTCTACATTGAAAATCCGATTGGTGCCTTGGCGCGGTTATGGCGCAAGTCTGATTACAAATTTGATCCATGTGACTTTGGCGGGTACTTACCAGAGGATGATGTGCATCCGCGCTGGCCAGATATCATTCCGCCAAGGGATGCGTATCGGAAGCGGACCTGTCTATGGACGGGGGGCAAATTCAAGATGCCTTCTTCTGATGAGGTAGTTCCTGAGACAGTGGTCTATGAGCGGAAAGACCCCACCAAGAGCGGGAACTTCTCGCCTGTCCATGGCAAGACGGGGGGCAAGTCTCTCAAGACGAAGAACATCCGCAGTGCAACGCCGCGAGGCTTTGCCAAGGCGGTATTTTTGGCGAACGCCAGACACACTTGGGTTGCGACGAAAGAGTCCGTATTGGAAGGATTAACCTCATGAGCAGAGAATATGCTGAACAGTTGGAAGCTCACATGGACGAAGGCGGCACCTATACCGCCGCCAACGTCCGCGACCTGATCCAGATGGTCATTTGTCCGGTTTGCAAGGGCAATGGCTATGTCCGAAAGGTCGATGGCATTGAACAATGTTCCGTATGTGACAGCAAAGGAGAACTGGATGTGGCCGTTTAGAAAGCCGCCGATAGTTGATGAAACGGAGAATCAGGTAGAAACTCCAATTCTCCAAAACAGGAAAGAAATCTTCTGCCCCCATTGTGGGGAGCTTGTATCAAAACAGAATGAAACTCACGACTCTTGATTTGTTTGCGGGGATCGGTGGCTTTGCGCGGGGGCTCGAAGCCACCGATTTCTTTGAGACGAGTTGTTTCGTGGAGAATGAACCGTATTGCCAGGCGGTGCTTCGGCACCACTGGCCCGAAGTCCCGATACTAGGAGATATAAGAGATGTCAAAGGATCCGACCTCCCGACCCGACCCGATGTTATTTGCGGCGGATTCCCTTGTCAGCCATTCTCCCATGCGGGAAAGCAGCTTGCCCAGGCCGACCCCCGACATCTCTGGCCGGAAATGTTTAGACTTATCAGGGAATGCCGGCCCACTTGGGTTATTGGAGAAAATGTTACTGGGCTCGTGCGATTGGGCCTGGACGAAGTACTCTCTTCACTGGCAGCCGAAGGCTACGCCACAAGGACGTTTAATATTCCAGCTTGCGCGGTTGGCGCCCCGCACATTCGACAAAGACTCTGGGTTGTTGCACACTCCGACAGCGAAAGCGAACCAGACAAGCCCTTCGATGGTGGAGCGGGGTCAGGGCAACTGGGTTTCCAATTTGGGAGGAGCGAAGCCTCATCACATGGTTCCGACGCCGACGAGTCAGGATCATATCGAGCGGGAGAACACGAACAAGACGCCAAGCACGGGCAAGCTCAATTACGAGACAAACAAGTCTGTGAGCCTGGACAGGTGGGTCAAGATGTGGCCGACGCCGCGAGTATCGATGGCCAACGGTCCATCGGCCAAGGAGGTTGCACAAGGGAATCCGAAGCGGCGTTTGGAGACGGAGGTGGAGTTGTGGCCGACACCGCGGGCAACGGACGGAGACAAGGGAACGAGAACAGCGGAGGGTGCGGCGAGGGAAGTGGAGAGGAACAAGGGACCAGACTTAGGGGCGGTGGTGAAGTTGTGGCCAACCCCCAGAGCATCATCACGGCTGGCTTATCACGAGAATCCAACCAAGAGCCAGATCGCGGGAACACACGGCTGGAACCTAAACGCCGCAGTAACGGACAGTCTGGACGAGAATCCGAATCGACTTTGGCCGGCACCAAGCGTCCAGGAACCGGGGTGGAAGAATCTAGAGATAGTGGACAGGGACGGGAATCCGCCGACACACGCCAATTCGAAGTCTGGTGGGAAGTTGAACCCCCAGTGGGTCGCGTGGTTGATGGGCTACCCAACCGAGTATCTCAACTCCGTGCCTTGGGAAACTCCATCGTCCCGCAGATCGCCCGGAAAATCGGGGAAGCGATAAAGGAGACTTATAATGCTGACCGAAAAGATAGCTAAGTTAACGGAAGTGTCCCGGAAGGCGAAAGATCCAGACTTCAAACGTATCTGGAAGAATAAAATCAGGAAATTAACCAAGAAATTGGAGAAGGTATAATGCTTTGGAGCCCAGACGAGGAAAAGAAACTGTTGAAAATGTGGGATCAAAGAATCACAGTGGAGAATATCGCGGCGGTCCTGAATCGCCCCCCCACGACTGTGCGGGGNAAGGTCAAACGGCTTGGACTTCCAAGCCGCCGCAGTTCTCCGGTGTCCACTCGCCCAGAGCCTCCCAAAGTTCTCCGAAAATGTCTTAAATGCAGAAAAGAATTCATGGCCGAAAAGCACTACTTCATTTGCAAAGAATGCAAATCGACTACTGAATGGAGAAGCCAGGGGGGGTCCTTTCTATGAAGCCTTGTCTATTGGCAGCGATATTCCTCATTGGATTTATGGATGCGGCCCAGGGCAGTGAACAGAAATGTCTGGCTGAAGCCATATACTTCGAGGCCCGCGATCAGGGACCAGTTGGTATGCTGGCCGTAGGCATTGTGGTTCAGAATCGGGTAGACCATCCGAAGTACCCTGATACCGTCTGCAAGGTGGTGAAGCAGGGGAGATACTGGGGAGGCAATCCTGTCAGGGACAAATGCCAGTTCAGTTACTGGTGCGATGGCCGGCCAGAAAGACCCGCCGAAAAAGAAGCGTGGGGAGAGGCAAAATCCATAGCCGCCCTGTTACTGTTTACAAAAGTAGATATTATTGGCTTGGAGCAGGCCACGCATTATCATGCAACATGGGTAACACCAAGATGGTCCAAGTTCCTTGAACCGTGTACCCGGATTGGCCAGCACATATTCTATGCGGAGCCTTAAATGAGAATAAAAATGCCTGACAGGAGACCCTCCATAACCAGAGTTCTGGAGATGATGTCAGACCGTTATTACATAAGTGTCGGTATTGATCCGAGAGATGGGCAACCAAGAGAGGTTTTTATTAAGGGATCGAAGACAGGAAGCGATATGGATTTTCTTCTGGACGATGCTTCCCTGATTTTGTCCCTGGCTTTACAACATGGGCTTTCCCTGGATCAATTAATGCATAGTTTGAACACAGGGAGAACGGAAGCTGGCAAATCTGTGCTGGCCTCTGCAATCAAAATAATAAATGAAGAAATGTCTAACCTTAAAGAAAGTTTATCGTGAAAGAACTCTCAAAAAAGAACGGAACTGTTCTCATCGCTTGGTGCTCAAACCTATGGTTTGCCAGCCTTCGCCTGTGGCAGCAACGCAACTTTGACCATTGGGATATGACATCAGGATGGTAAAGCTGCCCGTGCCGGAAACAAAAAGTTCGATCACTCTGCCGCCAGTATCCANGCCCAGTGCTACCTGCTTTTCTTGGAATTTTTCTGCCAGTTTACTGACGATTCCAGACCTTGTAGCACAAGCCATTTGCGCTGCTGCGATAGAAATCATGAAGCAGAAACTTAAGGCAATAAGGCCCACAAACTTCATGACTTATTCTTTGACTTAATTGCATCTAAGTCATACCCCATAGCACACAACAGGCTTTCGACCTTGTAAATCGAAGGCTCGAGAATCTTACCGCGTTCATAATTTTCAATAGTACTGGTGCCAACTCCAGACAACGTAGAGAGTTCAGTACGTGTCAGTCCTGACTCTCTACGGATGGCCAATAATATTACAGACCAGTGCTCTTGCTGGTCCCGCATAGTCCCTCAGTGTTGGGACTGATCATCAGTATCCCAATCTTCCAGTATGGAGTAGTAGTTAATTTCTTCGTCACCCGACATGATTCCTATAGTCGCAGTCATTAGCCGTGATAATAGATACACGACACGAGGAAGACCTAATTCCTCGGCACTAGTTTCTATCGCAATTCGAAACAAAACGATAGTTTTTGATGCCGGCGTCAGAGAGAGTTGTTCGTTGGTTCTGTCCGTTAATTCTCGGTAGAACGTATCCATCTTCTCTGTCATGCGCGTGAACTTTCGCCATAAGTAAGACGAAGTTCAGCGTCTGTCGGTGCATTCTGTGCTACTTCCACCCAGAAAGCAATTTGTTGCGCGGGAGATCGCTGATTACCCTCCGCCAACCTTAAAAGTTTCTCCCAAGCTGGGAGAGGAACTGCAACGCTTTTGTATCTCTTAACGTCAGGCATTTGTGTTCTCCTCAAGTTTAAATAATTCCGGGTAATAGTGGCTTGTCGTAATTCGTAAACGTGTTCCAGGCATAGACAGGAGTTCTACGGGCGTGGCTACTTGGTTTCCTCATAGAAACATATTTGCCCGTGTTTATAATTATCCCTCTTTTAACGGCTTTCATAATGAGGGCTCCCCACGCATTAGGGTGGTGCGGGTTACCTATTTTTTTCGCTATCCGCAAACGCAGATCTTCCCCTGTGAAGGTGGACAAATCGTTCTCTGAACGAAGATCAAGCAAAGCCTTGTATGCGGTATCCGACCACGGCTTTGCATTTTGATAGACTATTAACAGACCCTCGTCCCGGAGTTCTTTTGCGATATCTTCCTCAAATAAATCGGTTATCATCTCAACCACTCCTTCAGTTCTTCGCCCATAACCACACTGGCGATATCCATCTTGTTCCGCAGGGCCTTGACGATCTTCTCGTCAATGGTCCCCTCTGAAATAAGATCAATATAGGTAACGTGATCCGTTTGACCGATGCGGTGTGCTCGGTCTTCCGATTGCATACGGACAGCCAGATCAAAACTGTTCGCAAAGTAGATAACGGTAGTGGCCGCAGTGAGCGTGATCCCGTAACCGCCTGTCTGCGGGTTCCCTACAAAGAAACGGGTCTTTCCATTTTGGAATTGTTCGATGGCGCTGCTGCGCTCTTCATCGGTTGTATCTCCAAAGTAAGAAACCGTGGACCCTGGTCCGTGAGCCTTGGTCAGGGCTTCCGTGATTCGTTTCACATCGTATCTGAATCGTGACCAGATTATGGCCTTACCATCTACCTCTTCCAGACAGTCCATCAACTCATTAATTCTATTGTCGTTTACCTCGATAACATCGCCGCCATCCGATTTCACATGACCAGACAACACCTGCTGCATTCTCAAAAGCTGGGTCATCACGTTGGGCGCCGTCATGAATTTGTCATCATCTATATGCGCGAGGGCGTATTCCTTTAATTCCGTGTAGATGCGCTTCTGGTCGTCTGTTAAGGAGACATTGCGTTGTGTGTAAATCTTTGCGGGTAGATCCAGGCATTCATCTTTCGTAATTCGGCTGGAGAATTTTTTCAGGATTAAACCAAGCTGTTCCAGATTACGATAGCCAACAACGCGGTTAAACGAGTGGGACCCAACATGCTGCTTTCTCATCACAGCGTAGCGATACTGGAACTGGAAGAAGTTGTCACCGCAATCGCCCAGCAGTTCCTTGTCCAGGAAGCGGCATTGCGCCCAAAGATCCATCGGACTTTGGGTTATTGGGAAGCCCGTCAGAATCCGCCGATAGTGGGCTAACGGTGCCAGTTTAATCAAAGCTTTGGTTCGGCCGGCCTTGGGTGACTTAATCGCCGTGGACTCGTCCACAGCTAATAGCGCCTTGGAAGCCTCTAACAGAGTTGTGAGGTACTTTCTTCCCTTGGGAGTGGACAGTGCTTCGACATTCATCACAAGAATTCTAAGGCGGTCTGACGGTTCCAACAGATTTCTTAAAAGTTCTTTTTCCGATTTGTTGGCTCCAGCTTTCCAAACAGCAATGGTTCTTTCAATTCGGGTAGGCATGTGGGCTGGAAGCTCAAGATTCACCCAGTTGCGATAAACCCCTTTGGGCGCCACGATTACGAAGGTGTCGATCTTGTTCATCTCGAACAGGATGGCGACGTTGTCGATACAGACCTTGGACTTACCCGTACCCATTTCCATCAGGTAAGCCCAATTGGTCATAGCCCAGGATTCCCGTAGCACATCATGCTGATGCTGGTAGGGCTTTGTTTCATATTCGTACATTATTATCTGGCTCGCTCAAGATCTGTGATTCTATCCGGTAACATGGCTCGCTCATCCAACTTGGTTCTATCCGCATGATTGGCTCGCTCCATCTGTATGGTTCTCTCGGTCCCGGTGGCTCGCTCAAGCAATGTGATTCTATCTCCGCGTGTGGCTCGCTCACCC